ACCAGAGAAGGAGGCTTGGATGGAAGCGGTAGAAGAAAATTTGACAGCGCTTGAACGGAAATGGCTAGAGGAGGCCCAAAACAAGGGGCCGACCATTGATGACGTGTTCAACGACGAGGGCAAGCTGCAAGAAGACAAGCTTGATGGCTCGGTTCGTGATCATCTGCCGCATCCTACGGGGTGGCGGCTATCCATTCTCCCGCATCGCGGCGCTCGTGTGTCCAAGGGCGGCATTGCCTTAGCGGACGAGACGCAGAAGAAGACCCAATTGGGCACAACCTGTGGGTATGTGCTGGAAACGGGTCCTTTGGCCTACTGCGATCAGGAAAAGTTCCCAACAGGACCGTGGTGTCAGCCCGGTGACTGGATCATCTTTGGTCGGTATGCAGGAGCACGCATCCCGATTGACGGTGGTGAGATTCGTTTGTTGAACGACGACGAAGTGTTGGCTGTCATAAACAGTCCTGAAGACATTCTGCACATGTAAAGGAGCAATGACATGAATGATGAACTGCAATTTAAAGTGGGGGAGGACGAGAGTCCAGCCACTGTTTCCATTGGGGAGGATGGCGCTGCTCAGGTGCTGAACAAGCCACAAGCGCCCGTTGTTGAAACGACCTCTCAGCAATCCAACAGTGGGGAGTTGGACCAGTACAGCGACGGTGTCAGAAAGCGCATCGACAAGTTGACCGCGCGCCTGCGCGAGACGCAGCGTCGCGAAGAAGCTGCGCTTGAGTACGCCCGCAACGTGCAGGCGCGCTCCCAGCAAATTGAGCAGCAGTACTTAAATGTGGACTCTGCCAGGTTGGACGAGGCTTCTGGCCGAATCGAAACCCAAGCTGTAGCGCTTAAGCAAATTATTCGCAAAGCCCGCGAAGAAGGTGACGTGGACACCGAAACAGAAGCCATGCAGCGTCTAAACGTCTTGACCAACGAGCATGCTCAGGTGCAGGCGGCTACGCAGCAGCGTGGAGCCGTGGCCCAACAGATGGCCTATCAGCAGCAGCTTGAGGCCCAGCAGACCTATCAGGCTCAGTTGGCCGCGCAGCAAGCGCGCCAGACAACGATTGATCCTCGCGTGGAGGATTGGGCAGAACGTAATCCTTGGTATGGCCAGGACACCGTCATGACCCATGCCGCGTGGGGAATTCACCGCCAGTTAGTTCAAGTTGAGGGTGTTGACCCCAACAGCAGTACATATTATGATGAGCTTGATCGCCGTGTCCGCGACGCTTTCCCAGGGAAGTTTCAAGGAAACGGCCAGGCAAATAACAGGTCACAGCGTTCCGTGCAAACTGTGGCTCCTGCATTCCGGTCCTCCGGTATCAACAACGCACGCCGCACTGTCAAATTGACACCAAGTCAAGTTGCAATTGCCAAAAAGCTGGGTGTTCCTCTCGAGGAATACGCTAAGTACGTAAAGGAGTAAGACTATGTCAGACGTCAAAGTACCCACACTCAATCGCAGTTCCCGCGCGTCCGAATCGCGTGAGAAAGATGCGCGACGTAAGCCATGGGCTCCCCCTTCACGACTGGATGCGCCTCCTGCGCCTCCTGGATACAAGCACCGTTGGATTCGGGCTGAAGCCGGTGGTTTTGACGACCGCACGAACATCTCTGGAAAGCTCCGCGAGGGGTATGAGTTGGTTCGTGGGGACGAATACCCCGACTACCATGTCCCAACGGTAGACGATGGCCGACATGCTGGCGTGATCAGCGTGGGAGGTCTCCTTTTGGCACGTATTCCAGATGAAACAGTGGCAGAGCGCAATGCGTATTACCGTGACAGAGCGAACGACCAATTGCAGGCGGCTGATAACGAACTGATGAAGGCCAATGCTCACAACAGCATGACTATTCAGCGTCCTACTCGCCAGTCCCGCGTCTCTTTCGGCGGCCTTAACAAAGGCTGACGGAGTCCAACTTTTTAAGGAAATGACAAATGGCTAACGTAAATAAGCCCTTTGGTCTGCGTCCTCTCGGCAATCTGTCCGCTACTGGCAGTCAAAAACAGTACGGATATTTGATTGGAGATAACCAGTCCGGAGCGATTTATCAAGGCGATCTGGTAACCATTGACAATGGTTACTTGGTCAAATTCAACAACACCGACCACACGTGTGCGGTTGGTGTGTTTAACGGGTGTCAGTACATTGACCCCACCACAGGCAAGCCCACCTGGAAGAACTACTACCCTGGTTCTGTCAATATCACCGCTGGCCAGATCATGGCTGACGTGATTGACGATCCCAACCAGTTGTTCCTCATTCAGAACGCAGGCACCCCTACCCAAGCAAGCATCGGCTTGAACGCTGAAATCACTGCCAGTACCACTGGTAGCACCACTACGGGTCTGTCCAACATGACCATGAGTGGCACGTTCACTGAGACTGCTGCTACCAACTTGAAGGCAGTGGGCTTGTGGAATGTACCGGGCAATGAGATGGGCCAATATGCCGTTCTCGTTGTAAAAATTAACGAGCACATGTACGGCAGCACTGGCACGCCGGGCTTTAGCACTTAAGGAGATCAATCATGGCAATTTCACGTGCACAACTGGTGAAAGAGCTTGAGCCTGGTCTCAATGCTCTGTTCGGCCTCGAGTACAAAAACTACGAGAACCAACACACTCAGATTTACACCATCGAATCTTCGGACCGCGCGTTTGAAGAGGAAGTGATGGAATCGGGTTTTGGTGAAGCCCCTGTGAAGACCGAAGGCGCTGGCGTTGCATACGACCAAGCGCAGGAAGTCTACACAGCTCGTTACACCCACGAGACCATCGCTCTGGCGTTCTCGCTGACCGAAGAAGCCGTTGAGGACAACCTCTACGACCGTCTCTCGGCCCGCTACACCAAGGCTCTGGCCCGTTCGATGGCTCAGACCAAACAGATCAAGGCTGCGGCCGTGCTGAACGGCGCTTTCACCACCTCCATCGGTGGCGACGGCGTTGTTTTGTGCGCGACCAACCACCCCACACTGTCGGGTCCTAACCTGTCCAACACCCTGGCAACAGCTGCTGACCTGTCCGAGACCTCCTTGGAACAGGCCCTGATCGACATTCAAGCGTTCACCGATGAACGCGGCTTGAAGATCGCTATCCAAGGCTTGAAGCTGATCATCCCCAAAGAGTTGCAGTTCACGGCTGACCGTATCCTCAAGTCCACACTGCGTGTGGGCACTGCGGATAACGACATCAACGCGATCAAGAACATGGGCATGGTCTCTCAAGGCTACACCGTCAACAACTTCTTGACCGATCCAGACGCGTTCTTCATCAAGACCGACGCTCCTAACGGCATGAAAATGTTCGAGCGCGTGTCCTTGAAGACTGGTTTCGAAGGCGACTTCGACACCGGTAACGTCCGCTACAAGGCTCGCGAGCGCTACAGCTTCGGCTTCAGCGACCCACGCGGCATCTTCGGTTCGCCAGGCTCGGCCTAAGCGAAAAGGGTTGGGGGTTCCCGGCCGAGAAAAAGGGGCTTCGGCCCCTTTTTCTTTTTCTACAAATAGGGTATATTGGACCCATTCCGGGGTTTTCCGGTGCATCTGACAGTCCCGGCTGACGACATGCAGATAGATGCGCCCCAACTTGCATGTAAGGACCAAAAATGGCTACGACCACCTTTTCCGGCCCCGTCAAAGCGGGCACTATCAAAGAAACTACCGGCACTACTGTCGGCACAGACGTCAAAAACACCGGCTTTACCTTGATGGCTCAATCTGTTGTGATTGACATTATTGGCGCTACTTCTGCTGACCAAGTTGTTGCAACAATTCCTGCGGGCTCGCAAATTGTCGACGTGATTTTGAACGTCGTCACTGCCAACGACGACACTGGTACGGCTACTGTTGCAGTTGGTACCTCTGGTTCTGGTACGGCCTTCTTGCCTGCTACCTCTGTTAAAAGCGCAGGCACAACTCGCGGTACTTTGACCAACAGCGCGGCAACCGATGTTGGCACTAGCGACATCCAAGTTTTAGCTGACTTCACGGCTCAAAACGGCAATGGTGTAGCAGGCGCTGCCACTGTCACTGTTCTGTACATCCAGAGCAACAACCTTCTCTAAGGAGGCGGCATGAGCAACAGCAACATCCAAGCAGTCACTAAGACTGCTGATGCCCAAGCAATCGCGGGTAGGACTCGTGTTGCTGGTATCTACTTCACCTGTTCTGCCACTGCGTCATCGTTTGAGTTAAAAAACGGATCGACTTCCGGCGGCACTGCACTGATGACGATTACTACTCCGGCAGCAGCTGGCGCTTACGACATCATTCTCCCTGACATGGGCATCCTGTTTCCGGACGGCGTGTTTATTGACGTAAATGATGCGCAAGTGACCAGCGTGACGCTGATGTTCTACGGTGGAGCGGCTGCGTAATGGCTTCCAAAGGCATGGGCATCAAAACCTCGGTGAAGAGCGGTAACTTCCGCGCCACCAAGGAAGGTGCGGGCATGACCAAAAAAGGCGTCACAGCGTACCGCAAAGCCAATCCTGGAAGCAAACTGAAGACGGCGGTGACTACCAAGACACCGTCGGCTGCAGAAGCAAAGCGTAGAGCTTCGTATTGTGCAAGGTCTGAAGGCCAGATGAAGGATTTTCCTGAGGCTGCCAAAGACCCCAACAGTAGGCTTCGCCAGGCGCGCAAGCGCTGGAGATGCTAATGGAAATGATGGTATGGAACGTGGTTTTGACGGCCATCGTGGGACTCATGGGGTTTTTGCTAAAGAGCAAATTCGATGAGCTTGGGCGCATCAGCATCTTGCTGAATCGCACCCGCGAAGAGGTTGCCAGGGACCACATCACCCGAAAGGAAGTGGACGACCGGGTTGAAAAACTCGTTGTTCACATGGATCAACGGTTCAATCGCATCGAGCAAAAGCTCGATGACATGCGAAAAGGATGATGACATGAAAGCACCGATGAAAATGGTCAAAAAAGGCGGCAAATCAGTGCCCGCCTTTGCAGCTGACGGCGTTGGCAAGATGAAAAAAGGCGGCGCAGCAGGCATGCACAAAATGCCTAACGGCAAGATGATGAAAGATTCTGACATGGCCGACCAAATGGGTCGAGCCGTAAAGCGTAAAACGGCCGACGTTAAAGGCCGTGCAATGAAAAAAGGAGCTTGATATGGCTGGACGTGGAATGGGTTGCGCCACTCGTGGCGGTGGGGCTGTTGAAAGCGGCTCTAAAAACAAAGTGATGTCTGAGACCAGTAAAAAAACTGGTCCTGTGATGATGAAAAAAGGTGGTGGCGTCAACCAGCACAAGCGCATGGCTATGGGCAAGCCCGTTGGCAAAATGGGCGGCGGCATGATGGCCAAAGGCTATAAAAAAGGCGGCATGTGCTAAATGGCCACCTCAGGCACAACCACCTTCGATCTGTCGATTGATGACCTGATTGAGGAAGCATTTGAACGATGCGGCATGCGGCCGCAGAGCGGTTATCAGCTCTCGTCCGCACGCCGGTCGCTCAACCTGCTGTTCCTTGATTGGGCCAATCGAGGCTTGAACCTGTGGACAATTGAGCAAGCGGTTTTCCCGTTGACCGCTGGTGTCAACGAGATTTCCCTGGATGCTTCTGTTGTCAACGTGCTTGAGGCAGTCATTCGCCAAAACGACCAAGGCACCAACACGGATGTGTACATTGAGCGCATCAGTCGTGAAGACTGGCTCAACGTGCCGGACAAGACAACGCAGGCCCGCCCTGCGCAGTTTTACGTCGAGCGCACTAACATCCCCAAGGTGTATTTTTACCCTGCTCCGGCTGCCGGCTACACCTTTGTGTACTACCGCATCCGTCGCATCCAAGACGCCGGTGGCTACACCAACACATCAGACGTAAATTTCAGGTTTTTGCCTTGCTTGGTTTCGGGTCTGGCCTACTACCTGTCGCTTAAATTTGCCGCTGATCGCGCTTCGGCGCTCAAGGCAATTTATGAAGAAGACTTCCAGCGCGCTGCTCTGGAGGATCGAGACACCGCCAGCGTGCAGTTCGTACCGGATTTAGGGGTATGACATGGCATTTGCGACCGGCATACACTCCTACGGGCTTTGCGATTACTGCGGGCAGCGTTACAGGTACAACAATCTGCGCAAAAACTGGCGCGGGTTTATGGTGTGCCCTGACGACTACGAGCCGAAAGAGCCGCAGCTTGAGCCGCTTCGATACCGAGGGGACGCGATTGCATTGCGTGACCCTCGACCAGATCGCATTGAGCCCGTGTCAGTCTTTGTTGGCGCACCCGGCTTTACCGCCTTTCAAAGCTACGGCAGTGTCCAGGGCGGCACCAACATGCAGCCGTATGTTCAGGACCAGGCGCTCATTGCGCAAGGTGTTGTTGGATCAGTGACTGTGAGCATCTCATGACCTACGACGAACTTGTCACCAACATCCGAAACTACACCGAGGTAGGCAGCAATGTGTTTACCGAGCCGGTGATCAACGTCTTTATCACGATGGCGGAGAACCAGATTCTTCGCGAGATTGATTTGGACGTATTTAAGCTGGAGGTCACGGGCAGCATGACCCAAGGCAACAAGTTTTTAGCCGCGCCTGCTGACTTACTCACGCACCGCTACCTGATCTTGACGCCTGCCAGCGGCGAGCAGCTTTTCCTGGACTTCCGGGACACCTCCTTCATGAAAGAGTATTGGGCCAACGGATCGACGCAGGGCGTCCCTAAATACTATTCGGTGTGGGACCAAAACACGTTCTACATTGCGCCCACGCCGAACCAGAACTACAGTGTCGAGCTGGGCTACATTTACCGCCCCGCGCAGTTGTCTTCTGCCAATTCAACGACTTGGATCAGCAATAACGCCCCCGAGGCGCTGCTCTATGCGTGCTTGATCCAAGCCTACAGCTACACCAAGGGTCCGCCCGAGATGATGCAGTATTTCCGCCAGGCCTACAAAGAGGCTATCCAGGGTCTGGGCACCGAGCAGCAGGGCCGCCGCCGCCGTGACGAGTATCGTGACGGTATGCTTCGCATTCCACTTAAATCGGATTCACCTGGCCCATGATCACAGCACCTTTACCCACCCACGTAGGCAGCGTCTTTGTCGAGACCACGCAATCGCGCGGCTGGACAGTGGAAGAGTTAGCCGCACGTGCCGCCGACAAGATCATCCACGTCGGGGACCAGTCGCACCCGGCCGTGCAGGCGCAAGCGCGGGCTTTCAAGGAAAGCGTCAAGCACGTTGTCGCGTTCTACCTGAAAGAGGCGGTTGAACAGGACCGGGCGACGATTGCCATAAGACTGCGCGAGGCGGGGCACCCCGACTTGGTTCATTTGTTAGGAGATTAAAAATGGCGTTTTCAGGCAACTACATGTGCACCAGCTTTAAAGTGGAGCTGATGAAGGGCGTGCATAACTTCACGACCGGCACCGGCAACGAATTTAAGCTGGCTTTGTACGACAACAGCGCGTCTTTCACGGCTGCGACGACTGCGTACACCAACACCAACGAGGTGGCCAACTCTGGCAGCTACGCGGCAGGCGGTGGCGCGTTGACCAACGTCACGCCCACGTCCAGTGGCACGACCGCGTTCACGGACTTCGCTGACTTGTCGTTCACCAGAGCGACGATCACTGCCTATGGCGCGATGATCTACAACAACACGGCTGCGGGCGACCCTTCCGTCTGTATTTTGGACTTTGGCGGTGCAAAGACGTCCACCAGTGGCACGTTCACCATCATCTTCCCAACTGCTGACTCCACCAGTGCGATCATCCGCATCGCCTAAGGGAGACGTGTGGCTGATGTCGTTGTTGCCTTTCAAGGCTGGAATGCGTCCGGCGTAGGCTGGGGTGAGCAGCCCTGGGGGCAGGGTGTTCTCGACATCAAAGCCACTGGAGCCGTAGGCTCCGTGGAAGTGACCGCTGACGCGGTCGTTTTGCTTTCTGGGGTCAGCGCAACAGCCTTTTTGGGCAGCGTGACAGTCACCGCAACCGCGAACGTCAACGTCACCGGGGTGCAGGCCATAGGCTATGTTGGCCAGGTGACCCTGACTGGCAACGCCAACGTCACGGTCACGGGAGTCCAAGGCACGATGGCCCTGGGCAGCGTAACGGTAGCCGCGAACGCAAACGTGTACGTTACGGGCGTGCAAGCGGTTGGCGAGGTTGGAAGTGTCGACCACCAGGCAGACGCCAATGTCAACGTCACTGGCGTTGCAGGCACGGGGGCCATTGGCAATGCAACTGTTAACGCCAACAGCACGGCACAAGTCACAGGTCTCGAGGCAACCGCGTCGGTCGGCAGTATTGAAATCACTGCTGATGCGGATGTTCTTGTCGTCGGGGTGTCCGCGCAAGGACTGGTCAGCAATGTGCTTATCTGGGGGGTAGTAGATGACAATCAGACGCCCAACTGGCAAAATGTGGACGATTCACAGTCGGAAGATTGGGCAGTTGTCAATAGCAGTCAGACACCGGTCTGGCAGTCTGTAGACGACGCACAGTCTGGGAACTGGGTCGTCGTGAGTGACGGAAATACTGTGTCTTGGACCCAGGTCCTAACGTAAAGGAAAAAACATGGCAGGCAGCACCTACTCCAGCAACCTCAAGATTGAGCTAATGAGCACCGGAGAGAACTCCGGAACTTGGGGTGACATCACCAACACTAACCTGGGCACGGCCCTGGAGCAGGCCGTTGTGGGCCTGGGCAATCCTGACTTTATTGCGGATGCCAACCTAACCATCACTATCACCAACAGCAACGCGGCCCAAGCTGCGCGGGCCTTGGTATTGAATGTAACCTCGACTTTTGGCTCGTTGACCGCGACCCGTGAGCTGGTAGTGCCCACCATTCAAAAGCAGTATATTGTCCAAAACAACACCACTGGTGGCCAGAGCATCACTGTGAAGACCTCGGCCGGCACAGGCATCACTGTGCCCAATGGTCGCAAAGCGCATTTGTATGTGGACGGCACCAACGTCGTTCAAATGTTTGATTTTGTAGGCATTAATGGCGGCGCGATTGATGGCACAATCATTGGCGGCAGCACTGCGGCAGCAGGCACGTTCACGACTGCAACGGTTACGACTGGCAATATTACGACTGTGAACGCGACAACCGTTGACGCCACCAATGTTGAGGTCACCAACATCAAGGCCAAGGACGGCACTGCCGCAGTTCAAATTGCCGACACCACGGGCGTGGTATCCGTTACAGCCGCTCCAATCTTGACTGCCTTAACAGCTAGTCAAGCGGTGTTCACTAACGCTTCCAAGGCGCTGGTTAGTAACGCAATCACAGGCACCGGCAACGTGGTGATGTCTGCCTCGCCCACCTTGACCGGAACCGTTACAGCGGCAGCAATTACCGCCTCTGGCACAGTTACAGGAAACGGCAACTGGGTTCTGGGCAATGCTGACACAGACACCATCACGCAGGGCGCGTCGTATGTAACCGGCACAAAGTTGCGCTCCGCAAAAACTGCGACCAACACACTGGCTCTGTCCGCTTATGACGTTGACGGTGCCGCATACACCGATCTGGTGACGTTGACTGCAAGCAACACACCAACCTTGGCACTGACCTCGACAGGTGTTGGCACGATGAACAACATTTCGGTTGGTGCTACTACTGCCGCTCCGGGTGCTTTTACAACGCTGACCGCAGGCTCAACAGTTACGGCCTCGGGACTTACGGCCTCTCAAGCCGTGTTCACCAACGCCTCAAAAGAACTTACAAGCAACAGCATTACCGGCACGGGCAATGTTGTGATGTCAAACTCGCCAACCTTGGTAACTCCAATTCTTGGTACACCCACCAGCCTCACCTCGACCCAC